GGTGGCGAGCCTGGAGGCGGTGGCGAACCCGCTGGTGGCATCGACCTCAACGGTCTCGGAGGAGGCGGTGGAGGCGAGGAACCCGCTGGTGCGCCTGCTGGCGAACCTGCTGGCGAGGGGCTTAATCTTGACACCACGGGGCTTGAGCCGTCTGGCGAGGCACCCGCTGGAGAGACTCCAGCCGAAGGCACGCCTGCTGGAGGCGGTCAAGCCGAACCCGCCCCCGCTGGCGAAGGCTCGACCGACGACAAGGTGAACGAGTACCTCGAAGGCATCACGAACACCGAAGGTGGCGCGGAAGAGGACGACAAGGCGAAGGAGTACCTCGACAACATCGTTGGCGACAACGACGACGAGAACGCCGAGAAGTACATCGACTCGTTCCTCGGAAAGTCATCTTCGTCCGACGGCGGGAAGGACGCTTCCGAAGACGACGAGAGTCAGGAGGCGGTGCTCGCGGACGAGGAGCCAGAGAAGCAGAACGGGCATCTCGATAACGATGTCGGCGAATTCCTGACTGGGAAGTAACCGTCGGCGAGAGAGGGATTGAATCCGACCATGTGAAAGCGTGGTCGGATTTTTTTGTTTATTCTCCTGTATAATATAATTGTATGGGAATGACTCTGTATTTTTCAAAAAAGGAGAAGGAACATGAAATTCATCGTCTCGCAAATGCAACTCAAGAGAAGGAACAAGGACTTGCTTACGCAACAGAGCGGTGGCGACAAGTCGAAGCTCCGCGACGACAGGAAGAAGCCAAACAAGCTCAAGGACAGGGACACGACCAACGACCCCGACATCAAAGGCGACCCCGACCTGAAGAAAGGCGGTTTTGATGCCGAAAGGTTGCTCATCGCGAGGAAGCTTATCAGGATGGCGAGGCTCATGCTCGCCTGGGACACGAGTGGCGCGTTCGAGAAGACCTACGAGGTGAAGGGGGATGTCCTGACTGTCCGCATCGACTGGAGCAAGGCTGACGACACGCAGTTCGACATCGACACGCTGTACATCAATTCAGCCGACGACATGTCCAACATACAGGACGAGCTGATGGAGAACGGTGTCAAGAAGAAGCCCGACAACTTCGACGAGCAGTCGTATGAGCCGAGCGACAGCGACCTGACCATCAAGTTCGACGTGTCCGAGGCAGACCCGCAGGTGTACGAGAAGTTGCTTGAAGACGCTGGTTTCAAGAAGAAGTAAGACATGACGTTGCAGGAAGCCATAATGGACCCGAACCGCCCGTTGTCCATGACTCCGCAGGAGTGGATGCAGTACGAGGAGGCAAAGGAGCAGGAGGAGGTCGAAGTCGTTGACCAGACCGCCAAACAGCTCTACGCGCAGGAGATGGAGGTTCCAGAGGAGCAGGCGGACGACGAGTTCGACGCGGTTGCCAAGCTGGAAATCGGAATCGAGCAGATGGTGCTTGGTTGCAGAATCGCGTTGCGTGCCCTGAACGAGCTTGGCAGGCGGGATGCCTCGAAGGAGGACAGGAAGGCATACGACGGGATGTCCGAAATCGTGAATTTCGCCATCGCCCCGTATCTTGCCGACATGATGAAGTACAGGAAGGAGCTTAACAGGTAATGGGCAAGTTCGACAGGCTTGAGCAACAGGCGGACTACTCCGCAGTCGAGCGCATCGGCGACGCGAACAGGTACAACAGGAAGCCGATGAAGCGCAATGCCGATATGGTCAAGGTCAGGAAGGAGCTTGACACCGTGAATCCAGACCTGCTGATGAACCAGTGCAAGAACGAGCCAGAAGGCAAGAAGCACCAGTTGCTCGTGTTCTACACGACGAAGGACGGGAAGGACGAGTGGATGCGCGTGGCGATGCCGAAGTACCGTCTCAGGAAGTACAGGGACAGGAAGTACTTCGAGGCGGTCGATTGCAGGACGGGGAGGAGGAAGACGTTCCGTCGGAACGCCGTCAAGACCGTGAAGAAGTGCATCGACAGGAACACGGGCAAGTGGGCGTACTACGGCGGGGTCGTCGATACGGCTAGGTTCAAGTGAACTTTTGTTTATTTTTTCCGTTTAGAGAACCGATGGGAACTGCTTTATTCGTTTAGCCAAGATGCCAGAGCAAAGACACATAACCGCGAAGATTTCGGACGCACGGGAGGAAATCCTCAAGTGCGCCATGTACTCCTACTGCGGTCGGATAATCTACAGGAAGTGGGACAGGAAGCAGAAGCGTTATGTGAAACGCTCGCATGTCGTCGTCCCGATTGACTGTGGCGTGACTTCCAAGGGCAATCAGGTGCTTTTCGCCGAGGACGTGGAACAGCACATGCAGGTCAAGCAGTTCATAATCAAGCAGATACTTTCATTCGAGAACCTGAAGGAGAAGAGGAAGACCGCGTTCCCCATCAAGCTTGACAGAATCAAGCGGATGTTCGGGATATACAAGGTCACGGAGGACTATGACATGGCAGCGGGTGTGAAGGAAGAGCGCAACCTCGTGGCGAGGGAGCTGAGGCGCGTCGCGCAGGAGATATACGAGTTCAGCGGTGCCGAGGGCAACCTCTACAGCGACAGGAAGAAGGCAGACCCGTCCTCATACGATGTCGTCGGCGACGACGGTCGGAACCTCGGCGAGTCGATTGCGAGGAGGATTTCCCGAATCAGGAAGGACGAGGTGATAGCCAGCAGGATAGTCATCGCCCTCAGAGACAGCCAGAAGGATGTCGTCAGGCGTTTCGAGCAGAAGCGGAAGGACGGTCTTTCCTTCGGGGATTACTTCAACTGGGATTCCAAGGGGCGGTGCTATTTCCCGATAGAGGTGGACAATGCCCCGCAGGACATCTCCGAGATAAACGACGGGGCGACGAAGAGGATAAACGAGCTTCTCGAAGCCGAGGGGTATGTCTGCCCAGACTACGCCTTGGGATACTGCTACAAGAAATCCGACAAGGACAGGGCGGTGAGCAATCCCCCGAAAGTCTTGACGATTGTCAAGAAAGCGTTGCGCAACAATAAAAACCTCAAGGAGGGCGAGGAGGCTGACAAGCTTTACAAGGTGCTTTCCAAATCGTTCAACGAAAGGGAATTCGGGACATTGAAGCACATGAAGAAGAAAATGCTGGTCTGCATTACCCACAATGCGGACGACATTGCTGGCATGTCAACCGACCGCGACTGGACATCCTGCATGCACCTTCCGATTGAAACGAGCGAAGTCACCGAGAAAGACCTCGACCATGCGTCTTTTAACAGCCTTGAGAAGAATATCGTCAAGATGCACTATGGGATTCTCGGAGCACAGAAGGCGACCGACGAGGAGATAATCGAGAAGCTCGGTTGCGAGCAGACCAAGATTGACGTTGTGATTTCCGATTTCAAACGGCATGTCCTTTCTGGCGGTCTGTACTACACTACCGCCCTCAAGCAGGTGAAGTACGGCGGGATGTGCGCATACCTGATTGACGAGGATGACAAGGACATCAGGCATCCGCTGGCTCGAATCGCCATCAAGAGGTTTGAGAACAGCGATGGCGGATTCGCGTTTGAAGCCGAGAACACGGTGTACGGCAATGCGCCGTTGGCTCATTCGTGCAATCTTTCCAGAGAGGTCGGGAAGTTGCTCGCCAAGTCGAACGCCACGACGGAGAAAGGCGAATCCGAATACCATAGGAATGATTCCGACAGTTATTCGGATTCCGAAATGTACATCAGGGACAAGGACTTGAGGAACGTCCAGTATCTCTGCAAGGCGGAATGGTCGAGGGTTTATGAGATATTGGACAAGAATCTCACGTCGCTTGACGAGGATGAGATAGACAAAATCATCCAGAGCCACCGCTTCCCGCCCCCGAAGGGGATGTTCGACTTGTTCATGAACGCCCTCGCGGATGAATTCTCCGACGAGTTCGTGGAGAAGTACAAGGGCATGATGGACATGGACAAGTACTGCCACGACCACGGCATCCCTCTGCCAGTGTCGAAGCCCTATGAGGGTGGCGACGCTCCGCGCTCCGAGGATGAAATGAATGACAGGCTGTATGACATGATGGAGGAAACGAGATACTCGGACGACTACGGGACGATGGAGGACATGGAATACAGCGAGGTTCCGACGTTTTCTGGAAGCGTCGATACTGGATGGTGCGTGTCTCAGGGCGAGTATGAAAGCATGCCTTACGGTCTCAGGGCGTTCTGCATGAACAGCCTCTCGGATGCCTTGAGGTCTTACTATCAGGACAATCCAGAAGAGTGCGTTGACTATCCGACTTTAGCCGATTTCGAGGAGGCTTACGAGCAAAACGGGATTGAGGACGATGATTTCCGCGAGGCGGTGCGCGAGAGCGTCGAGGAGAAGATGCTTGACGACCAAATCTCGTGGCACATAGTCGTCAAGACCAAGACCGTTGAAGACGGTGAACGGCACAACAACTCCGTGTTCACGCTCGAAGGCACGCTCACGTATGACTACGACATGACCGAAAGCTTCGTCGGATACAAGCGCGAGACCGTCATCAACACGGAGGATGCCGAGTGGAAGACGAAGCTCAGGGACTTCTGCGAGGAGATGTACGACCAGCTTCCGAGCGTCTATCATTAAACAAACGTATGTATAATATATAAGGTATAGGGATTTTCAGCATAGGAGAATGAGCATGTTGGAGGAATTCGAAGAAAGAATCAACAATGCGAAGAACAAACAGTTCAAGATTTTCGAGCGTTTCCACATCGGGGACTCGGTGTACCCGTTCTGGCTTCACGGCTTGGTCGTGTACGGCACGGTGACGGACATCGACACGGTTGCACGCAAGATTTACTGCGACTTCAACGGCGTTACCCGCCAGTTCCAGCCAGAAGACCTGATGCACGTCAACCCCGAAATCGTCAACGCGGAGACGCTGAAGAGGCGCAATGCGTCCGCGAGGAAAATCGACAGGAAGGAGTACGGTTTCTACGTCGTCCTCGGCGACGGGAGCATCGAGAGCGGATGGGAGTACAGGGAGGATGCCAACGACAGGAGGAAGGAGCTTGCCGACGAGTCGATACCGTCCAAGGTGATGACCCGTCGTTCGCTCGGCGACAAGCCACTTGACAACGCGAACTGGCACAAGGGTGCCATCACCGCGTCCGCGAAGGACAAGGACAAGGACAAGTCCGACAAGTCCGAGGACGGGACGTACTCCAAGTTCTCCGAGACGCACCTTTCGCCCGACACCGACAACGGCATCAGGGCTACCTGCAAGAAGTGCGGTGGCGAAATCGCGGTCGCCTACGACGGACAGCATGTCAAGGCTGATTTCGTCTGCACGAAGTGCGGTATGAGGATTTCGGAGGACGAGCTTTCCTCGAAGACGAAGAAGGCGATGTGGCTGAGCCAGCAGAAGAACCTGTCCGCCAGTCTGAGAACCGCTGGAGAGAGCGTCTCGACCGCCGACGAGCTTGCCGACCTCCTGAAGAGGACGATTGTTGATGTTGACAACGGAAGGCACTGCTGGTGCAAGTTGCCGAGCGGGAACTGGTTCTGCACGGAGGACGCTGACGAGGACGGGAAGGGCGTGTTGCATTGCTACATCAACACGGAGGCCGATGCCCTCGGATACCCGTCTGGCGAGATGCTGTGCGATGTCGGCACGGTCGAGGGCGAGGCTGACGCGCAGGCGTTGGCTGACTACGCATTCGAGTGCGATGCCGAAATCTCCGACGGTGGCGTGACCGCTTCGAGGAAGATGATTGGCAAGGAGCTTGCCAGAATCGCCAAGGAACTTATCAAGAGGAAGTAGGATGGACAAGCTTGAACGGATTGCGAAGCGCGTCTGCGCGAGCAAGAATGTGCGCGTCGGGGAAGTCGAGGCGAGCGGGACTCATGTCATAGGCAAGTTGTTCTGCTCTCCAGACGACGCAGACCTGATAACCGAATACGAATTCTCCGCTGCGGAGAAGGCGTTCCAGAGGTACTTCGACGTGTTCAGGACGGCGAGGAAGAGCGTCCTTGTGAAGACCAAGCCCGTGGTCTATTATTCGACGAGCAGGATGGCTTTCTATTGTGTGCTTGACTTCGACGCGCTCAAGGATGCGTCGTACTCCGACGAGGAGAGGATTGAGGAAATAAACGCGCTTGCGGAAGGAGTGGAATGATGGAAGGAAATGTTAAAACCGCGTTCGGGATGCCCCAGAGAATGAAGATGGCGAGGGAGCTTGTCAAAATCGCCAAGGAGCTTGTCGCCGAAGCCGACAAGGTTGTTCTGTTTGATTTGAATTCGGATGAGCTGGATGAGAAGACCGCGTCCGTTTCGAGGGTCGCCGTCGAACAGCTCTGGGAGACGAAGGGCACGCCTTCGTTCACCGACGCGATAAGGAACATCTTCCTCGGATTCTGGAACAGCTTCAAGGGCGAGTCGAAGGAGTCCCGTCTTGAGAAAAGTATGGCTGAGACGAACAAGGTCATCGAGAATGAGGCTGAGAAGGTGCTGAGCATGCTCGACAAGCACATCGGCAAGATGGCTGGAAACGACTACAGCATCGAGAAGGGTTCTGGAATCAAGGGCGGATGGGCTTTTGTCGTCACCTTGAAGGACAATCCGCTGAAGTGCTGTAAAATCGGGTTCAGCAAGAACGCCGTCCAGACGACGGTCGAGAACGGGCAGGTCGTCTCCAACGGGATAAAGAAGAAGTCCATCTCCGTGTCGATGACGCTTCCTTCTGGCAAGAGGATGAAGGACAACTACGTGGTCGGCGACGACACGGTTCACGACGAGGAATGGTTCGACAGACCGTCTGACTGCATCAAGTTCTTGAGGGACAATTTCTTTGAAAAGGACGCTACCAAGGTCTTGTGAGGAGGGGCTATGAAGGACAATGTGAAATTTGCGAAGGAATTGCTTGGCATGGCGAAGGCGTTGATTGCCGATGAATTGAAGGGTCAGTGGAAGAAGGTTGACATCGACAGGATGAATGCCGACAAGCTGGATAGAATACTTCAGGAGATGAGCGACAGCAAGTCCGACACTTGCACCATTGACGGCAAGACGTACAAGGTCGTGGAAAAGAATGGAAAGTTCAGTGGCGGTCGGTGCGATTTGTATGAGTTGGTTGGATAAAAGGTGAAGGACAAGCAGAACATCGAGATAACGCGGGTCAGGCTGAGCGACCTCAAGCTCGACCTTAACAACCTGAGAGGGCACGGCGAGGCTGAGATAGACCTCATCGTGCGCTCTCTCACCATATTCGGGCAGTTCAAGCCACTCATCGTGGACAAGGCGACCATGACCGTGAAAATCGGGAACGGCCGCCTGATGGCGATGAGGAAGATGGGCTGGACGGAGTGCGACTGCGTGTTGCTCGACTGGGAGAAACAGAAGGGCATGGAGGTCATCGACAACAGGCTGAACGAGATGTCCGCTTGGGCGGACAAGTCCGCCGACAAGTGGTTCGCGGAGAAGGGCGCGGACTGGTGGGGGTTCGACGAGGACATGTCCGCCAAGGTCGAGAAGATTATCGAGAGGGAGGAGAAGAAGAGCCAGAAGGAGCAACAGAAGCCAGAGGAGAAGGCTGAGCAGACCGAGAAGAAGGAGAAGGAAGTGCCCCTCTGCCCGTGTTGCGGGAAGCCCCTGAAGAAGAAGGAGCGCATGGTTCTCGACTAGACCCCTTGCAGAATAACCCCCCGTTTTTTGGTATAATGCCGAAAGCTATGAAAAATATGCGAATTGAGCGTATTTTCAGGTAAAACGGATTGAGTTTCATTCTTGCGAATAAAACTAAAATTAGTTTTGGCTTATATTTTTCTCCATAATATATAACGATTTTTCACTTTGTTCGCTTGGATGGTAATGACTCATCGTTTTGAGTGAAACAATAAAAGAAGGAAAAGACAAACATGAAAAAGACAAATTGCAAATTCGCGAGCGAAGACCTCATCGCCATCGAAGAGTGCGCCGAGCAATTGGCGGATGAACTCAATATCAAGGATGACGTTGAACAGGTCGCAGCATCCGAAGACACGGTTCCGATTGTCGAAGCCAATGACGAAGGCGATGTCAATGCTCTCATTGCCGAAGCCGAGTCCATGATTGCCGAAGCCGAAGTCCCCGATGAAAAGGAAGTCATCAGCGAGGAAGACGAAGCGTCCAAGATTCTTGCCGAAGCCAACGAGCTTGAGCAACAGCTCAATGCCTGCGAAGCTGGCGAATCCTGCCCTACCTGCGGAAACGCCCCTTGCACATGCGAAGCTTCCGCCGAGGCTACCGCTTCAGCCGAAACCACGGCATCTGCTGAAACCACGACCGCTTCCGCCGAAGCCACTGCTTCCGCAGAAGCCCCCGCGCCAGCCGAAGCGACGGTCGCCTCTGAAAAGAAGGCTTCCGAAGTCAAGTCTGGCATCGAAGACAAAATCGGCGACGAAGCCCACGGTGGCGACCCCTCCGTTAGTGACATTGCCGACACCAAGATTGACTGCGAGTCTGACAAGGAAGTTTTCGGTCAGAACACCGACAGCGAGTACGTCGCGAAAATCACGGCTCGTCTTGACCGCGTTGCCAACGCCCTTGAGAAGCGTGGCATGAAGCGCATGGCTTTCCGTATTGACCAGTTGTCCGACAGAATCGAAGCAAGCATCAAGGCTAACGACTAACAAATAATCAATAAAGGAGAACCTTAAGATGTCAGAAATCAGAAACAGACTCACACAGAGAATGGCGAACCGCAACATCAAAGCCGACTCCGCCACTCCTGAAACCCCTATCGACATGGGGAAGACCCGTCCGTATCACGACATTGACGAATACCATAACTTCGAACCGTCCTTGAACCACTGGATTCCCGACATGAGGCACGAGTGGAAAGAGGACAAGCACGACGAAGTTGGTTTTGGTATCCCGAAGATGGCGAAGGTCTATGTCGCGGCGATGAAAGCCACGAAGCTCGCTATGGTGCTTCTCGGCGAAGACGCTGACGAGACCGCTCTTGAAATGCAGGCTCGCGCTTTCATGCGCATGGGCGACAAGGCTCTTACAGCCTCCCTCGACCGTTGCGCCGAATGCAATGGCTTGAACTGCGAAACCGAACAGGCTCCTGCCACGGTCGCCGACGAAGTTACGGAAGAAGCTCCTGCTGAAACTCCTGCCGAGGCTCCTGCTCCTGCCGAAGCCCCTGCTCCTGCGGAAGCTCCTGCGCCTGCTGAAACGACGGCTCCTGCGGAAGCTCCTGTTGCTCCTGCTCCTGAAGCCCCTGCCGAAGCCCCTGCTGCCGACGCTCCTGCCGTTGAGGAAGAGCCTGCCGACATCGAAGTTTCGGACAGCCTGATTGACACGGGCGACATTTCGCTTGACGACGAAGTTGCCGACGACGCTGACACCAGCGCGGACGACGACATCTCGGCTTGTTTTGCTGCGGACGAGGACGAAGAAGTTGCTCCTCCTGCTGAATCTACCACCGCCTCCAAGAAAGCTGGTCTCAAGAAGCTTGCTGGTCAGCCCACGCTCGTGCGTGTCGCCTCCAAGAACGCCGACGACCTCGCTGGTGTCTGGGACAAGTGGGAACATCCAGACGTTCGCTAATCAATAAAGGAAAGAGAAACACAAACTCAAAAAAAGGAGAAGAAAAGATGGCTCTCATTTTGAAGAACAGAACACGTTTCAATTCTCAGTACGAACTCGACAAGACCTGCTTCACGAAGGAGAACACCGCTCTTGTGAACGCGAACAAGGTCTATCCGAACATCGCGGCCGACGTCGAAGTGGCTCCTGTCGGTGTCCTCGGTGGCACTGTCGCGGCTCTCAAGGCTGACTCCCCGTACACGGTGGTTCCTGCCGACGGCACCAACACGCCTATCGGTCTCTTCGTCAACGACGCTTTCGGCAATCCTTTCGACAACGCCCACGTGGTCGCGTCCAACAAAATCGCCATTGCTCAGGCGATGGCTTCTGTCGAAGTTGACATCTACGAAGATGAAGAATTCGAAATCGGCGACAAGCTGTACGCTTCCGCGAACGGCTACCTCACCAAGACCGAAAGCACCGATGGCACGGTCATCGGTATCGTGACCAAGCTTCCGACCGCCTCTGACCCGTTCATGGGCTTGGAAATGCGCATCTAATTGAAGTCTTCAAGCGAAGATAATAACTAGGAACAAATAAAGCTATAAGGAGAATTAATTATGGCGATGACATTGGAAGAAAAATACGCTATCCTTTCGAAGCACATCAAGACGGCCGCTGGTCGTCAGAAAATCGCTGCTTCCATGATTCAACCTCTTCGTAAGCGTCGTGACTACCAGTCCGTTGGTCGTCGTGCGTTCTACGTCGAGCAGTTGCCTGACGGTGCTTTGCCGATTTACGACAAGGACGCGGACGTTGCGGCCTACGTCATCGGTGAAGAAGGCGACAACATCATCTCGGTCGTCAAGCCGAAACGTGTGATGTTCCCGCTCTTTGAAATCGCTGCGAACCCTGAGATTCATCTGACCGAAATCAAGGCACGCCGTTTCGACCTCATCGAACGTGCTGTTGACCTCGGTTCTGCTGAAATCATGGCGGAAGAAGACCGCAAGATTTTCGCCACGATGGATGCGGTTTGCGACGACCCGTCCGCCCCGAATGCCGACATCGACATCACGGGCAACCTGACGGCAGCCGCTCTTGCCGACGGTTTCGCGGCAATCGAGCGTTCCGACATCCGCGTTGCGACAATCTTCTGCAATGCGCGTGACTACAGCGACCTGCGTAAGTGGGACCGCGACGTTCTCGACCCTGACTCCCAGGCTCAGATGTTGAAGACTGGTATCCGTTCTGGCATCTGGAACGCCACCATCATCACGTCCCGTATGGTTCCTGAAGGCACGGTTTACATCTGCGGTGAGCCTGAATTCTTTGGTCGTATGCCTGTTCGTACCGACCTTACGATTCTCTCTGCCGACACGCCGAAGGCTCGTCTGATTGGTTTCTCCATGTTCGAGCAGCTCGGAATTGGTATTTACAATCCTTATGCTATCGTTAGGATGAAAATCACTCGCGCTTAATTCGTAACTAATTAAAAATGAGCCACTTGCAAGTACGCTTGCAAGTGGCTTTTTTATTTCCAAATATATGCAATTTTACTGTCTGTTTCTATGCTGTAGATTCTCATAAGAAAAATTTTATAGGATATTTTCCATGTTTATGTTGTATTACATATTATAACAGTTGATACGCATAAGTTTTTCTTATTGGATTTTATAAGTTTGTGTAGGTTTTTCTTAATTTTTTATTTATTTTTCTTGATTTTTATAGAATTTGTGCCATATTTTCGTAAAAAATAATATTTGCTTCTTGTTCAAACTCGTTCAAATTTGTATTTTATTGAGGCATTTGGCGATTATTGGCATGACAAGCAAATTATAGGTGCTGACAAGGAATGAAAATATGAAGAAGAAAAATGATGCCCCTACGATTGCGGTGCTGATACCGATGCACAATGCGTCCAAGACCATTGGATACACGATTGCGTCGTTGCACAACCAGACCGTGAAGCCAGACCAGATTGTTATCGTGGACGATTGCAGTGACGACATTTCGCTGATGAAGGCGAAGTCGCTCTGCCCAGAGGCGTTGTTCGTGGAGATAGGCGAGAATGTCGGTGCCTACCATGCGACGTTCGAGGGGCTGGACAGGGTGGCGTGCGACTACGTGGTGAGATGCGACGCTGACGACGAGCTTACCACTGGGTTCATCGCGAAAGTGAAGGAATGCCTGTCGCGTCATCCGTATGACATTGTTTCAATGCCACATCTGAGAATCGACCACAGCCAGCAGACTCCTTCCGCCTTGTACAACACCCATCTTGAGAAGCCACGCGAATACCTCGATTTCCCGCACTGCCTCGATGCGTTCTTCTCCACTTTGCTTCCGTGGTACATCACGGGCAAGGCGATAAGGACTGAAATCTTCAAGTCCATCAGGCTTTCCAGCATCCCGAAGAAAATATGCTTAGACGACGTGTTCATCACCATGCTGGTGTATGCCGTGTCGCATTCGTTCATCAGCCCAGACACGGATGAAGGATACATATATCACTTCGGAATCGGGTATTATTCGAAGGAGAAGAAGTCAGTCTCCTTCGAGTGGTGGAAGGACACGGCGGACATGAGGAAGTTGGAATGGGATGTGAATTCGACGTTCCTGAAAAGCCTTGGATTCGAGTCGTACACCGAGAAGCTGTTCAACGTGTGCGAGCCACTTGACTTGATTGAGACCATCCCTCTGTTGCCAGCGCAGAACGTGGCTGACGCATCCAACGTCCTGATGAAGATGCTCCGTTTCAGATACAAGGGCTGAACAAGCGGAAAAAATATAAAAAAACTGGTTCCAAGTATAAATTCGTTTATATTCGCGAGTATAATAGGCTGTTTGATGTTTCTTACTTGTCAAATCAAAAAAAGGAGAATTGAAGAATGGATAAAGTCAAACTCGCAAAAGACCTGCTCAAGCTCGCGAAACAGCTCATGGTCGCCGACAATGAGGTTTTCAACGAATTCAAGAAGTTCCCGAAGAGCGAGAACTTCAACACCGTCTGCAAATTCATCAGGGAACGCAACGATATGATGGTCAGGTTGCTCGAAGATGAATTCAAGAAGGGCGACGAGAACTTCGAGAAGATGGTCGAGTTCACCCCGATGGACTTCTACGACACCAACAACAGCGACACGAGCTTCAAGTTCACGTTCAAGCTGAACCCTGTCGGCGAATATCAGGAAAACGGGCAGACCGTCATCATCCCGCAGATGCTCGTCGATTTCCAGATGGTTCCTTCGACGGACGAGGAAGGCAACACGACTCTCGTTGCCACCGCCAACGCCTACTATGGAAGCGAATCCGCGTACTCCTGCTTCGGCAAGCCTTGGAAGGAAGCCTATCAGGGTGCCTTCAGGAGCCTGTCCCAGAAGTTCAGGGAAAAGACTCAGGGATTGGTCAGGGTCGCTGGCGAAGACGCTTTCTGCAAGGTCGTCGATGAAGTCCTCAAGGACGTTGACTCGTTCCAAGGATAAAAGCATTTCCTTGAAAATGCAGTGAAGTTAAAAAAGAGCGGTGGAGCAATTCCACCGCTCTTTTTTTGGGAATTATATCTTTTAGTTTCCCTGCTGTCCAGCCATCGAAGATGTGTCACCACTTGTCGGGGCTGTTGCTTTCTTTGTGGATATGGTAGTTCTTGTCATATCCATTTTCCCAAACGCCAAATTTCCAAGTACCGCCTTTCCAAACCCCTTCTTTCCAAGTGCCGTTCAGCCAGACACCTTCTTCCCAAGTGCCATTTTTCCAAGTGCCATTTAACCAAATGCCGTCTTCCCACCAACCATTTTCCCACCAACCATTTATCCAAACGCCATTTCTCCAATCACCATTTCTCCAATCACCATTTTCCCAAGTACCATTTATCCAAATACCATGTTCCCAATCGCCGTTTTTCCACCAGCCATTTTTCCAAAGACCATGTTTCCAAGTACCGTTTATCCAAGTACCGTTTATCCAAGTACCATTTTCCCAAATGCCAAATTTCCAAGTACCGCCTTTCCAAATGCCATTTTGCCAAACAACAATTGGTTCAGATTCATTCAGCTTAAACGTGGCGTTTTCCACATTTCCATTAGTGCCTTTCCATTTGATAACACCAGTGAAATTCTTGTATTCGCCTGGTTTGTCGGCGATGTTTGCATTATTATTGCTATTTTCATCGTCAACAAAAGAATAATCGCTCTTCCCATTGTTGATGACGGTGATGTTTACATTATCAAACAAATTTTTTCCCATATTCATAGTTTCTTTCATTTGATGGCAATTAAAAATTATAATCCCTCTTTTTGTCAGTAATCGACGTGGTACGATGTGTTGTCCTTGGAGAACCTGTCCCCTTCGCCTTTCATCCAGACCCCGTCTTGCCAGATTCCGCGAACCCACTTCCCGTCCTGCCAGATTCCGTTGCGCCAGATGCCTCCGTTGAACGTCCCGTTCTTCCACGTCCCGTCCGAGAAAATCCCGTCGGAGAACGTGCCATCGACCCATGTGCCGTCCACGAACCCGATGCAACGCTTGCCGTTGAGCCTCTTCAGGTAGAACCTCGCGTTCTCGACATAAGCCTCGTTCTCCCCGTACATTATCATCCCAGTGAACCGTTTGTCGCCGAACCCGTATGCGCCTTCGGCTACCGCCATGCATTCCTCAGCCATGTTGCCATTCTCCTTTGATTGCAATTTATTTTTTGTGGTTTTCGACAAATGTTTTCATTGTCTCTTATCATATTATGGCGTATGAAACTGAAATTTCAAGAAACGGCATGGATAAAAACATAGAAAAATTAAACATGGACACGCCCGACTTCGTGGTGTTTCCGAAGTCCCTTCAGGACAGGTTCCACATAGACAAGTGGTGGGAGTGCCCAGTGAAATACGAGAAAGGCGCGGTCGTCGCGAAACCGCACGAGGACATCTGCAACGGATATTTCGGGAAGACGGAGACGTATCCGCACATGCCGACGTTCATATTGAATGACGGGAGGCAGATGGAGCGGATGGACAAGTCCATCTGGAACTGCGAGAACGCCCTCGCCTACTACAATCCGTTCTGGCGGGAGCACGGGTGGTACATTGTCGTCGCCGAGCAGACGACTCTCTTCCCCGACGAGGAATTCCGCGAAATCGAGACCGCGTATTCCAATGGGGGGCACCGCGTGCTGGTGCTGTTTTCGCACGAGCTTGAGTCCGACTACGAGGGATGTCTCCGCAGGACGATGGCTTTCGCCAATGAATTCCGTGGATGCCACGAGATGCCGTACCGCCTGCTCGACCATTCTGGGAAGCTGAGCGACGAGGCGATATGGTGCCTTAGTGTCCCACAGCACTATGCGAAGCTGGAGAACCGAGAATCCGTCCTTGACGAAATCGTGGGGAAGCTCCAGTCTCAGGAGCCGTTGCTCGACATGAATTCGATGGAGGAGGATTTCGAGGTGTTCAAGACATTGAATCATGATGATTTCATCCACCAGCCCTGTTTCATCGGCAATGTCCTGCTCAACAACTTCATCAGGACCAGGATGGATGCGTACTCCAAGACAAGCCACCACAAGTCGCTCCGTGATTTGTGGGGCGATGTCCCGCTGATGAGGCAGGTGACGGACTACGAGCTGAAGAAGGGGAAGGGGAGATACCACCACAGCCGAATCATGGCGAACCTCAAGTTCAAGCATTCGTTCAGGACGGTTTCCAACCTGAATCAGACGATGGTGTACATCCATTGCAAGCCGTTCGCGAAGCAGGGCGGGATTTTCTTCGACCCGTGCGCGGGATGGGGGGGAAGGATGCTCGGAGCCTACCTGCTTGGGATGAAGTACGTGGCGATAGACGCGAACAAGGCTCTTGTCAAGGAGCTGAAGTCGCTTGCGAAGTACATGGGCTACGACGCGGAGATATATTACGGGGATTCGTCGGACAGGGATTGCGTGGAGAAGGCGTTGAATGGAAGGAAAGCCGACCTCGCCTTCACCTGCCCCCCGTACTGGAACGAGGAGCATTATTCCGACGACCCGTTCCAGTCCGACGTGAAATGCAAGGGCAGGAAGGACTGGCATGATTCTTTTTTCAAGCCTATGGTGTATAATATGCTTGACTCTCTTTCCGATGAAGGCGCATGCGTCATCTCCGTCGATGAGAAGGTGGATTGGACGAAAATCGACGGTGTTGAGGCGGTCAAGTCGAACGGGGACTGGTTCAACAGGAAACGTGAGGATGATTACTATATTGTAAAGAGGAGAACAGGAGAGGAAATCTGACTATGGCAATAAATGTTTCAGGATACGTCGTGTCGTACAGGACACCGACCGCCCCGCGAATCAACGTGGACATCCAGAGCGTGACGGTTCCGAATTTCGAAGTCGCTGCCAGCACGTACATGACCGAGGCATCGGCTTACGTCGAGGGCTATCGGGCGGTCGTCGTGAACAAGGCTTACGCCGAGGACAGGCTGAAGAAAGACCTCTGCGCGGAGGCTGACGGGCTGACCAGCGGGGGAATCAGCCTCGAATCCAACACGGTACAGCTTCATGCGAAAGCCGACGAAGTGTACGCCTACGCCTCCGAAGGGGGCACGCTGTCATATCCGAACGGGATACGCGGAATCGAGTCGAGGTTCAACGCATTCTACAGCATGTACTATCAGGACGACGCTCACGAGAGTTGCATCCTCCAGCCGTCATACGAGGCGGTCGAGGTGTACGACAATCAGGCGGTCGTCGTTGACGGGGAGGTTGTGAGCGCGTCTGGAAGCCTGAACTTCATCGTCGATGTCCCGATTGGCTTCGGCACGTCCCGCACATACACGAACTACTCTGGCTCGTCAGCCCAGTATGTCATAGAGTACGACGGGGATTACGCCGTCAACAGCTCGGTTGTCGGGGCATGGGTGCTGAAAGCCACTGGCGAGCAGTCGCCAGTCGTCGCGTATTCGGTCAACAATTCGCTTGACAACGATTCCGTCTGGGTCAACGCCTGAGCGGACGCTACGGATAAATTCCAACGTCCTGCGTGTTTTTTGAATCGCAGGACGTTTTTTCATGCCATATTCTTTGTGGACGGGGAAGCAGACCGAAAAATCCAGTTCGGGTGAAAATTCCCAACGACCGATGGGGATTCCCGTTCCGCGTCGTGCAATCGCAATACGTAAACCGTTGAAAATGAGGTATGAAACGCCCTTGAGACCATATAAATGAAAAGAGCGAATTTTACTTTTCGGTTGTTCGACCGCTAATCTTGGATTTCATAAAACAGTAAAACATAAGAAAGGAGTATTAGAATGGAGAAGATGAAGCTTTACACGACAGGATGCCCCAAGTGCAGGATTTTGGAAAAGAAACTCGCAGACAAGAAAAT